CTGGAGACGGCCGCCGGCACCATCAAGCAGTTCGCCCGCGACGTGATCGCCAGCGGCGGCTACTTCGATGCCCGCATCTACGAGGGCACGCCACAGAGGCACCTTCGCAGCTACGTGCTGGAGCGCTGTTTCTTCAAGCTCGACCCGTCCGATCGCGACTGGGAAAACCGCCAGCAGGTGCTGCAGTTGTCCGGCACGCTGTACGGCAACTACTTCGGCAACGATTCGCCCGGCAATATCTGAGCATGGACCTGACCACGCTGGCCGGCGAGTTCGCGACGCAGCGTGGCGCCAGCGGCGGTCTGTACCTGGGCGAGCCGCAGGTGCTGCAGTGCCTGATCGACGCCACCCGGTTCTACGCCGGCTGGCAGTCGCTGGCCGACCCCGCCACCGTGACGCTGGCAGACATCACCGGCATGACCGCGCTCGAAGCAAGCGAGTGGTCGATCATCGCGCCCCTGTTCCGCCTGTACGTCGAGCGGGAAACCGCACTGGTGCTGGAGGCTTCGCGCGGCCTGGGCGTCGAGATGATCGGCCGCGACTCGTCCACGGTGGCCGGCGACATCCAGAACGCCGAGGCGATGCTGCCGCAACAGGCGTTCGTGGAAGAGGCTTTCAGCATCGGGCTGCCGGAAGTAACGCCGGTTTAAGGCGGCATGCAGATCGCCCTTGAAGACGGGACGCTGCTGCGCGGCGATTTCGTTCTGCGCGCAGTGCAGCGCTTCGACCTGACGCCGATCCCGTCCACCCTCGAGGTCGTGCTGCGCGCCGACGAAACGCTCGGCGGCCGGGTTGCCGACGGCTCGCTGCTGCTGGCCGGGTCGTCGCAGGACCGCTACCGGGTGGTGAAACTGCGTCGCGCCACAAGCGAATGGACGCAGCGCCGAGACGTCGCCGCCGACGTGCTCGAGGTCACCGCTGTTCTGGACGGCCTGTCGAAACTGGCGCTGCCGCTGCCGCGCGCAGTGGTCAAGGAGGGCCGCTCGATGGGCGAGGCCTACCGCAGTTGCGGCGCCGCGGTGCGGATCGGCACCGATGTTCCGGTCTGGCGCTTCCTGGCCTACGCCGGGCACTTTCCGACCATCGCCATAGCGCAAGCCATGCAGGAAGAGGGCGTCGTGCCGGTGTGGGGCGCGGACAAGGCGCTGTCCTTCCGCCGCCTGGCCGACCTGTTCGGCGGGTTGCCGGTGGAAAGCATCGCCGCTGACAGCACGCGCGCTGTCGAGAGCCGGTTCCTGGAACAGCACGAGATCCCGACGGCCGCCGCCACGGCGCCCGACGGTAGCGTCATCCTGGGTCGCCGGGACACCCCGCGCGCCGTGCTGCATGTGCCCCGGGCGCCGGCCCGGGTGCTGGACAACATGACGAAAGCGCTCGTCGTCAGGCGCACCATGAACGGGAGTTTCGCGGGTCACATCCGCGCCGGCGACGGCTTCGACGTGGCGGGCGTTCGGCATGTCGTGACCACGGCAGCGCACGCCTGGCAGGCTGGCAGCGATGGCAGCGCATCCACCCAGTCCACCCAGCTTTGGCTGGCCGTCTTGCAGAGGTAGAGCGCCATGCGGATGTCGAACTACACGCCGGGCTTCGTCGAGTCGGTTGATCGCGAGACGCGCATCTGTCGGGTACGCATCCCGGGCTTCACCGACGGCTGCGAGGTGTACCCCGAGGCGATGCTGAGCTACCCGCTGGGCGACAAGAGCGAGCACACGGAAATTCGCATCCTGCCGGGTGATCGGGTCTGGCTTGACGCGGTGAACGGCGATCCGCGGTTCCCGATCATCACGGGTTTCCGGCCGAAGGAAACCGACAACGCGATCGCCTGGCGCCGCCTGCACCACGACAACATCGAACTGCAGGCCGACACCGACATGCGCCTGCTGGCATCGGGCGGCGGCATCCTGATCGAGGCTGGCACCACGGTGACGGTGCGCGGGTCATCCATCCTGCTTGATGCCGACACCCTTTGCTCGGGGACGATGACCGCTCAGCGCTTCGTGACCTTCTGATCGAGGCCGGCACCAGCGCAGCGCGCGGGGTCGGTAACGGCCGCCGCAGGCGCTTCCGGGCGCTTTCACACTGCGGCTCCATGAAGCTGAACATCGACTACGAGGCCCTGGCCACGGGCGCCGCAAATGCCATGCGGCGCGTCACCTCGCTGTTGACCCGGGCTGGAGCCGTCGTCATCGACGTATCCAGCGACGGCAAGACCCGGCGCATCGCCGGGATCAGCTACCGCGAGGTCACCTACACCTTCGCCGACAGCCAATCGCTGGCGCTGCGGATCAAGGCCACCGGCGACGTTTACGAGGTGCGCATCAACGGCAAGGTCACTCCGGTCAAGTCGCAGGACGACCCGGCCAAAGCCGTCGCCGAGCTGCTGGGGATGCTTGACAAGACCCGCGACCGCCACCAGAAGCGCCTGGCCGCGCTGGCGATGAAGCCGCCCGATGGCGCGAAGACCGCCGCGCCGAAGCTGCGCGATGCGCTGGCCAGCCAGATCGCCGAGGTCGAAACCCAGATCACCGCAGCGGCTGAAGAGCTTGCTGCGCTGCAGGCCGCGTAGTCGGTCGGTAAACCCGGGCAACCGCCCGAATTCACGTCTCAAGAATCACCCTGTCCGTAAACCGCTGGCCGCTGGCCGCAAGCCAATCCTTCTAGGAGCAATGATGGGAACTTCCGAACTGCGCCGCCAGCCCGTGGCGGTACGCTCTTTCTTCGACGCCGTGGGCGAAGCCTCTGTGCCGACCGGCCCGTTTGGCCGCAAGACCGTGACGGCCGAGGCCGCCAAGACGCTGCTGGCCGACAGCGGCATCGTCGTCCCCGGCGTCGTCAAGGATTTGCTGGGCCGCTTCGACGAGCGCACGCACAGCCGCCTGCTCGACAGCGTGATGCAGGGTTCCGCCAACTACGAACGCCAACACGGCTTCGCTCCGCCAGCCACCTTCATCGAGCACGCTGTCGAGAACGCGCTGCGTGGCTCGATGCCGCTGGCCGAACTGGCTCATGGCGTCGTCCGCCTGGACAACGCGACCAGCTCGCACCACGACCAACTCTCGCTGCAACCCGCGATGGCGATCGTCGGCATCATGGCGCAGTTCGCCGAGGCGATCCCGTTCGCCGCCTACCTCTCGGCCGACCTGAAGACCAACGAGGCCCGGCTGGCGATCATGTCGAACCTCGCCAACAGCGACTTCGGCGACTACACCGCCGGCAGCTCGCTCGACGGCATCGCGCTGGGCCAGAACTACATGGACAGCGAGCGCGTTTGCGTGCTCTCGACCAACGGCGGCGGTGGCAGCGCGCTGACCTACACCGTTACGCAGAAGGGCACCGCCACGGCGGGCGGCCTGGCCGTCAGCGGCTCCAACGTCGCCATGCCGCTGCTGCGCGGCCGCACCGCGCTGTTCGTGAACGGCCTTCCGGCCGGCCGCGAAACCGGCAGCTATGGCGCCGGCAGCAACACCATTGCCGGCTCGGCCACCATCGCCAGCACCAGCTACGCGCTGTCGGGCACCGTCAACTCCGACACCGGCGCGATCTCGATCACGTCGAGCCCGGCGCTGCCGGCCGGTGTGCACGTCATGGCCCTGGCCTACATCGACTACGAAAAGGCGCCGACCTATGCGCCGAAGATCGGGATCGACGTGACGATCTATTCGATGTTCGCGCGCGCCAGCCGCGGAATCGTGAAGACCACGATGGACGCGATGACGCAAATGCAGTCGGAGCTGAGTCTCGACCCGCGGGGTCAGGCACTCATGTCCACGCGGCTGCAGTACGCTGCCGCGCGCCACTTCCGGGCGCTCGACAAGCTCAAGCTGGTGGCGGCGAACCTGACCGACACCTGGGCCTACGGCTACAGCAGCCAGATCGCGCAGAAGTCGCGCGCCGACATCTGGATGAACCTGGCGCCCATCGTCGGTGGCCTGTCGCAGAAGATGGCGAACGCCAACTCAAACTACGGCATCACCACGCTGTACCTCACAGGCGAACTGGCCGCGCAAGCGCGGGGTCTGCCGACCAGCATCTGGGAACCGTCGGGCGTCATGAACCGCCCTGGCATCTACCGCCTGGGCCGCCTGTTCGGGCAGTACGACTGCTACTACACCCCGCGCGGCCTGACGGAATCCGGCGGCGGCGACGTGTCGCAGATTCTGTGCGTGGGACGTGCGACGGAGACGGCGCGCAATCCGATCGTGCTGGCCGACGCGGTGCCGGCGATCTTCGTGCCGCTGGCGCTGGGTGACGATATGGTGCAGGGCGACGGGTTCTACACCCGGGGCTTCACCGAGGTCAACCCGCACTTGCCGTCGGCGCAGGGCGCGGCGCTCATCAGCGTCACCGGCATCAAGAGCTGATCCAGAACCTCGCAGCACGGGAGAAAACCACATGCGAATTCAATCTCTGGCGGTCATGGCTCTCGCCATGGCCGCGATGGCTTCGGCTTACCCGGTGACGGTGGAGTTGCACAACAACACCTGGCGAGTCGGCGTCGAGCCCGAGACGTGCACCGAGGTCGCGCCCTACAGCGTGGCAACGGTGACGATCCGCGACGCCGACCACCTGCAGCGGGTGCTGACCAACCTGGAGGGCCTGCACACCCTCGCCGGCTGGACGGACGACGCCGGCCTGTTCCTGGTGCTGCCGGGTGCGACCGAGGCGCTGGCCGCCGCCGAAGCGAAGGCGGCCGAGGTGGCGCTGAGCGGGCAACCGGATGCCGGGACTGCCGCGGTCGATCAAGCGGCGACTTCGGGGGGCGCGGCTGCTGACGCCAACGCTGCTGAAGCCGCCGGCTCTGGTTCTGCCATGGCCGAAGGCGCGTCGGCCGCAGACGGCCAGCCGACCGATGCCGCCGCGCCGAAGCCGAGCGCTTCGAAGCGCACCAAGTAATCCGCCGAAGGAGCCCACGACATGGCCCGCGCTTTCACCCGCCAGCTCGGATCGGAGCCGGGCGTCCAGCTCAATCCGATCAAGGACCGCACTCAGGGCGGCGTCCTGGGCGTCTTCGACCAGACCGCCGCCATCGTCGGCCGCTTCACCAAGGGCCGGATCGACAAGCCGTTCCGGGTGAACCGCAACACGCTCAAGGCGCTGCTGGGCAAGCCGGCCAGCATCTCGCTGTCGCTGCTGAACGAGGCCTATGTGCACGTTTACGAGGCGCTGCAGCGCGGGGCGCGCGAGGTCGTGGTGTCGCGCCTGAGCGTGGCCGGCGCCGTCTTGTCGTGGGCGAACTTCGCCAGCCTGGCAACCTCGACCTTCACCGTGGCAACGACGGCGCCGAGCACCGGCACGTTCGGCGTCCGGTATCTCGGCTGCAACAACGACGGCATCATCGTCCGCGTGCACGCCGACGCGAAACTGGTGTCGGGCTCGCCGGTGGCGAACGACACCGTGACCGTCAGGATTCTCGATGCCGACGGCGTCGAGCTGTTCGCGATCAAGGGCTCGCTGAATCCGGCCGGCGTCGACGAGTTCGGCGCATCGAATTTCCTGCCCGACGTGTCGGCCAGCCTCACCGACATGCTGGAGTGGACGGTTGTCGGCTCGCCGACCATCGCCACCACGCACGACGGCTACGGCAAGGATTCAGCGGGCGCCGACAAGTACGCTACAAGCGCCGTGCTGGCGGTGTTCGCCGAGGGCGGCACCGGCTATGTCTCGGCCGACTATGACCGCGCCGTCGAGTCGCTGCGCACCTCGCAGGAGGACTACGGCTACATCATGGGCGGCGGCACGCGCGCCGTGGCGCTCATCACCAAGCTCGCCGACTTGGCCTACGACACCAACCGCCAGTTCGTGTTCGACGTGGCCGGCGATCTGTCGGTGAGCGGCGCCATCGCCTTCGTGGCCTCGCTGGGCTTCGGCACTGCCGGCCGCGACCACTACCCGCAGGCCTACTGGGCGCCGCTGAAGTCGCTCGACCCGGTGAACGGCAACCGGGTGACGCTGGGTGTCGGTGGCGCACAGGTGGGCTTCCGCTGCGCGCGCAATGCACAGACCAACAACTACGGTCTGGCGCCGAAGAACCAGCCCATTGCGGGCCTGAACGGTGCGCTGGGCCGCGCGCAGGTGACGCAACTGCTGAAGATCTCCGACCAGGATTTGAGCGACCTGGCCGACGCCAAAATCAACCCCGTCATCTTCCAGATGTTCGCCTCGGGCTCGATCTACGCCTTCAGCGACTCGCTGACCTGCGCGAACACGGTGCTGAGCTACCGCAAGCTGATCTCGGTGGCGGAAATGTCGGCGCACCTGGACGAAATGATCGCGCGCTTCGGCCGCGAGTGCCTGCAACTCCCGATGGAGGAGGCGATCCAGCGCATGAAGGACTACCTGCAGAAGCTGTTCGGCTATGCCTTCGCTTCGAAGTGGCTCGTTCAGGGCGATGACCCCGCCATCCCGCCGTTCACCTTCGAGGTGCTGCGCAATGTGCCGCGCCCGGCCGATCGCATGGACGTGAACTACTGGCTGCACTACGACGGCGTGGCCCGGCAGGTGTTCGTTCAACAAACCATCGTGTGATCCCGAAAGGAGCCTGACCCATGAATCTCATTCTCGACTCTGCCATGCTGGCGCTGCTGAACCCGCCCGCCGGCGCCGACCCGAAGGCGCGTTTGGACTCCGTCGACCCCGACATGGTGGCCGCCGATGCCGCCTCCCATGCCATCAAGTCGATCAGCTTGCAGACTGCCGCGACGGTGCAGCAGTGGTGCGAAACCGATGACCTGGCCGAAGGTGAGGGCGCCGGTGACCGGCTCTTCGCGATGCTGGTTGGCATCGCCGACGACAACAAGGACGGCGAGCTGAGCGACGCCGAGCAGGCCGTCGTCGACGTCGCGATGAACGAGGCCTGGTCCTACATGGCCGCCAAAGGCGTCGCCGAGTCGGACCTGGACACGCTGTTCAACGCCGAAGACCCGGCGGCCTACAACGACGCCGGCGCGCGTGTCATGGAGTTCATGGCCGACAAACTGCCCGACGGCGACGAAGCGGCCGGCGACGAGATGGACGACTTTGCATTCGGCGCCGACGCGCAAGAAGGCATCTTCGACAGCGCCGGCAACCTCATGCTCGACGCCGTTTACAAGAAGCGGTTCGCGATCCGCGGTGGCAAGAAGATGATCGTGCGCAAGCGGGTGAGCGGTCATGTGCGCCTCTCGGCCAAGCAAAAGGTCTCGATCCGCAAAGCCGGCCTCAAGAGCCGCAGCGCGGGCGCGATGGTCAAGCGCATGAAGTCGCTGCGCGTGCGCAAGTCGATGAACCTGGGCGCCCACCGCTGATTGCCCGGCGGCCGGGCGCGTGATCTGTGGCCAACGACGTCCTGTCGTCGAAGTGGGGCGGGCTCAACCCGAGCCTGCTGGCCACCATCTACCCGGTCAACCAGCAGGGCTACCAACTGCCCGGTGAGGTGTCCGTGGTCGCGCCGCCGACCGAGGGCAACATCGAGCTGAGCGCGAACTGGCAGTCGCCGTTCGAACAGTCCGGCACCGAAAACAAGGCCCCGGTCATCATGCAGATGCTGCAAAGCGGCACGCTGCAGAGCTACTCTGAGGTGCTCTTAGGCAAAGGCAGCAACGAGGGCGGCGGCAACGGCTGGCAGGCCCGGCTCGCGCAGGAGATCTCCGACTTCAGCCGCGAGGGTCAAGGCCGCAGCGGCATGACCAAGTTGAACAGCACGCAGATTTTCACCGGCGCCGGCCCGATCAAGATCCCGCTCACGCTGCACTTCCGGGCGTTCGACAACCCGGCCGCCGAGGTGCAGGCGCCGCTTGACCAGCTCGCCCGCTGGACCCTGGCGCGCCAGCTCGCGCCGAACGGTAGCCTGGTGAGCGCCATCCAGAACTTCACGCAAGGGCAAGGCTTCCTGAAGACGCTGTTGCCCTCGCTGGCGCCGCAGATGGTGGCGCTGCGGTACGGCGGCTACACCTTCGCCCCGATGGTCATCGAAAGCATGTCGCATCCGATCACGGCGCCGCGGACGGCCGACGGCGCCATGCTGCACGTTGCGGTGCAGGTGACGCTGGCCAGCCTCACGGCTCTCGATCAGGGCGACTGGACACGCGCGCGCAGCGGCCAGCCGACGCAGCTTTTCAACAACTGAGGCGCCGCCCTTGTTTCACTTCCCCCGACTGCAAACCGGCCGCTTGAACGTGCAACTGCGCGAGCTGACGATCCGGCAGTCCGTGCGCCTGGCCGCAACCCCGCTCGAGCGGCACGAGGCCGCGACGACGGCGCTGCTGGCCTGCATCGTCGAGGATGCCGCGGGCGAGCACTCGACTCCGGGCCGATGGACGGTGCAGGAGCGAATGTTCGTGGTCGCGCACTACCTCGCCTGCGTGGCGGACGAGGGCGGCAACTTCGCAGTCGGAGACGGGCGGTTCATGGATTACCTGCGCGGCGAGCTCGACGCGGCGCCCAACGAGGTCGATGCCGGCACTGCTTGCGGGGATACCTGGCGCGTGAAGCAGCTCACCGGCGACGAGGCCGTGGCCGTCGAAGCGCTGTGCGCCGATCGGCTGGGCTGGACGGCGGCCGACATGGCTGCTCGCATGCGGGCTCAAGATGGCGCCGACCCGGCGCCACCAGACGCCACAGACAAACCGGCCGACTACGCCGCCTGGCTGGTCGACCGCAAGGCTGCGATGGAGGCCATGCCGGACAGCGACTTTGAAGCGCTGTTCGACGCCTACCGGCGGGGCCTGGACGCGCTCAAGCACCTGTTCTGGCTGGAGTTCGACGAGCGCGGCCATGTCGTGATGCCGAAGCGGAAGGAGGGCGGGGCCGATCTGGCGCCGGCGCGATTTCCGGTTACTGCCGCACTCGGGCCCCTTGCGCGCGTCCTGGGCGCGTGACCTGATCGCGCAGGCGGTGCACCTCGACCGCCACGGTGGCACGCCCTACCCGCAGGCCCTGGACCTGCCGCTGAGTTTCCTGCGCAGCTACTTCGAGTCCGAGGTGTACCAGCAGGATGCGAAGGCGCAGGAGGCCCGCCAAAAGCTCGATGTGGCCGTCGTCGGGCGCCTAGACGTGGTGATAAAGGCGCTCGGAGCGCTCGGCAAGGCGCTGGTGCGGCGGTAAGCAAGCGCGCCGCGCAGAGGGCTCAGGCCGAAAAATGCCGCATGCCCCACGTCACCATGCCCGGCGCTGAACCGCAAGACTCCAACAGCCGCTGCGCGGCACGAAAGGCCTGACCATGGCCACGAGTGGCATTGACCTGGTGGGCGATGCCGCAACGTGGGCGATGAACCTGCGGCGCACCGACACCGGCCACAACTCGCGCGTGCGAAACGATGGCCACGGGTTGTCGACGGAGCACCCGATCCGCACCGCTTTTCTCGGCCGCAGGATCGTGCTCAATGACGCGGTGGAAAGCGTGCTCGGCACGGCGCACCAGGGCGGCGTCATCATCTGCGGCACGGCGGCCGGCGGCGACAACCTGCTGGACTTCATCGCCAATGCCAGCCTGAACAGCATCGTCACGAGCTTCATGCTCGAAGTCGGAGCCTACCCGGTGACGTTCTCGCCATCTTCCGGCGGCGACACCATCAACGGCTCGACCTCGGCGCTGGTGCTGCCCGCGAACAGCACATCCATCTGCTACGCAACGACCGCCGGCTGGATCATGCGGACGATTGGCAGGGGCTCCGCGGTGCTGACGACGATCCTGACCGCACAGATCGGCTCGGTGACGGCGACACCAGGCCAAGACCTCTACTTCGTCAGCGACTACCTGGGCGGCACCTATTGGGCCCCGAATGCGGCCGGCGTGCTGTCCTTGCTCGGGGCCTCGGTGGCGTCGGCTGCGGCCATCACGGTGAGCCAGCTTCGAGCCATCACGCCGGATGCGGGCGGGCTCTACAAGGTCATCGACTGGCCGGCGCCGAAAGGCTCTCTCTGGGCCGAACGCGACGGCGAACTGCTGCCGCTGGGCGAGCGGGTGCAAGCCTACAAGACTGCCGCGCAAGTGGCTGGGGCCGCATCCCTGACAGAGCAGGTGATGGCAGTGTTCGAGGTGCCGGCCGGCGTGCTGGTGACGGACATGGGCATTGCCGTGGACTTTGGCGCGCTCAAGTCGGGCGTCGCCGATTCGATGCAGTGGCGGGTTCGCATCGGCACGGCCGCCGATGGGCTGTCACCGAATGCCGAGTTGGTCACAACGGGCAAACTGGCAACGCCTGCCGTGGACGGCTACCGTTTTGAGTGGGCGGTGTTGAGCAACACCACGGTCCGCAGGTTTCTCGGGCAAGCGATCAACGGCATGTACGACACGGCGACAAGCGGGTCGCTGCCGTCAGCCATCACCGTGCCTGACCTGTCGGCGACCTCGGTGTATATCTCGATCACCTGCACGAAGACCGCCGTCGGCGCCGAAACCTTCTGGATGAACGGGGCTCGCGTCGAGTTCACGTCATGACCGCGCCGCTGGTCGTCTATGTCAGCTCGTCGGTCGGCAGCGACGCCACCGGCAACATGGGCACCTCTGCATCCGCGCCGCTGCGGACTCTTGCCCGCCTTTCCACTTTGTATAGTGCGAACAGATCACAAGACCGCATTTTCCGGTTTGCCTGCGGCGATGTGTGGCGCGAGTCTGCAGTCTTCACAATCACCAACGGCTATCCGGCCACCTTCGAGAGCTACGAAAAGTCTTCGGGTGACATTGATACCCTTGGCTTCCCTAAGTTTTCTGGCGGCAAAGTGCTGACGAACTGGACGGCCAGCGCCGGCAACTGGTACTCCGAAGGCGAGGTCTGGCTGAACGACCCGCTGGGGGTGCTGAATGACCCGCTGACGGCGCTGGTCAACATCGGCACTTCCGGGGCGCCTAACATGAAGCCGGCGCACGTCCACACCAAGGGCTATGTGCTGATGCAGGGTTTCGTGCCTCTCAAGCGCCGCGACGCGCGGGCGAGCAGGACGTCGGCTTCGTTTTCCGGCACCTTCATGCCCGGCACCCTGGCGGCTGGTGAGTGGGCTTTCGAGTTGGCGACCAACCGCATCTGGATCGGCTCGAACCCAGCGGCGGGCACGGTGGAGATTTCGAGCTTCGTGCATCAGACGCAGGGCGCGCTGCGAATGAATGACGTGCAGAACGCCAACATCCGCGAGCTTTGGGTGGGCTGCGCCCCGCAGGGCTTGAGCATCGACGACCAGACGGACATCCGCCGCAACCTCTCTTTTGAAGACCTCATCATCTGCGGCGCCGTGGGCAACTGCATGACGATGGGCGGCGGCGATAACGTGGTGCTACGGCGCATCCACGCCAGCGGTGCCGGGAACAACGTCATCACCTTCAATGCGGGCCTGCAAGGGCATCTGTTGCTGGAGGACGTGACCGCCACATCGAATCCGGGCTTCGGCACGGGCGCCAACGGCTACTACGAAGACCGCTGCTTCAACGACCTGCTGACGCTGCACTCTCATGGCGGGTCGAACCTGACAATTCGCCGGCTGAACGCGAGCAACGCCAAAGAAAACGCGCTTGACATCCTGGCGGGGTTCGATTTGGTGCGGGTCGAAGACAGCCAGCTTTCGAGCACGGGACAGTTCGTTTTCACGACCGGCAGCAAGGCGGAGATCACCACCACGACATTTGCTGACTCCGGCCGGGGCCTTCAGTTCTCGTTCCACTTCTCGAAGGATCACACCTTCAACGCCGCCGGCAGCACGATGGACCAATGCGTCATCGTTGGCAACGGCAACCCTGCGGCGGGTGCGGCGAGCGTTACTTCAGGGATTTTCCTGAAGGGCGTTGACAGCACCGCTGAGCCCATTCGGGTGTCTCGAAGCATGATTTCGTCGCATCCGGGCGCGACGCGCCCATTGGTTGTGACTGGCAGCTATCAGGAAACACCGCCGCCTCGAAAGTCGCCTGCACCTAGCGGCCCTTACTACCCAGGGCGTGGGCTGGTGTTTGACAACAGCACCCTTGACCACCAGGCCACGGCAGCAACCTCGATGTTCGCGTTCGGGGATTCTGTTGCGAACCAAGGGCTGCTTACCGATGCCGCGCTGACCCGCTGCACACTGCAAAGGGCAAATGCCAGCCTCAGCCTGGTGACCGTCAACGGTAGTTCTGCAGGCACCGGGTTCATGGCTTTGCCCGCAAACGCCACCTCTGCGTTCGGCGTGCCCAGCTACTACGCGGCTTCGCCGGTGCTGTTGCCCGGGGATGTTGTCAACCCTGCATTGCTGTCGAACCTGCCGCTGGGGTTGCTGGCGCTCGGCCACGGCGAATGCAAGCTGGGGCTCGACTCCCCCACGCGGGCGGCATGAGCGGCGAGAGGCTTCGGTAACCGCACCGGCTCGGCGCCGATGGCGCTTCAAGAATTGCCGCATCCCCTTTTGACGCGGCGCCAGCCGTCCCAGCCATGTCCTCCATTCGTATCAGCACCGCTTGCACCGAGTTCGGGCGGACCTTCACTGTCGGCCAGATCGTCAACGACCTGAGCGAGCTGCAGGCGTCTGCGCTGGCGGCCTCTGCGCTGGCGCGTTTTCTCAACGGAGCGACGGTCACGCTGCCGGCGCCAGGGGACATCATTCCGATCACCTCGGTGCAGTTCGCGAGCCCGGCGGCATATGGGCTCAACGTCGCAGACGACCGGGTGTATTCGTTCAACGGCGGGCGCTACTTCTGGTCATCGACTGGGTGGATGAGTGTCGCGCTGCCGACGGCAGTGGCGTTGGCGGTACAGGCCCAGACCAAGGTCATCGCACCCGACTCCGACATCATCGAGAAATTCGCGCTGACCCACCATCTCTATGGCAGCAAAGGGTCCGTGGTTTCTTTCAGCCGCAACGCTTCAGGCATCAATGGCCTCAGCACGGTCACCGACTTTGAAGGCTACATCCACGAGATCCGCACCGACGAACCCCCGTTCGAGCTGGCGCGCCGTGTCGAGAATCTGATCGCCGACGTGAACCTGGTGACCGGCTGGACGACCGAGGCCTCCACCACTCCATCGGTGTCGGCCAATGGCCAAGGCAAAAAATACTTGCGCACCGCTGCCAATCTGGGGATGCACACCCTGAATTCGGTGACCTACAAGCCAGGCATGTACGCGCTGCCTTTCAGTGCTTGGGTCGAGTCGGGCACGGTGACGCTGCATGTGCGCATCGAGCGCGCGGACACCACCCTCGTGGCCGAAGTGGACATCCCGCTGACCACCACCGTCCGGCGCTTCAGCTTTTCCGGCCTGATTCCCGACCGGGCGCAGGGCACGCGCATCATCTTCGGCATCGCGTCGGGCAGCAACGTCCACTTCTGCATCGGCAGCGTGCAGTTGCAGAGAAATGCCAATGGCTCGATCCATCCCAGTGAGTATGTGCCGCGTGGGGTGGCCGGCGCGGTGTATCCGTTTCAGGGCTGCGGTGTCGACGGGGTGCAGTATTTCAATACGCTGAACCCCTGCTTTCAAGAAGCGAACTATCAGGTGAAGGACGACAACACGCCGGGCGGTGTTCCTCTGCCCATTCGTCCCTGGGGCATCAAGGGCTCTCCGAAGGGGGTCCAGCGTTTTCTGCAATGCTGCAACTTCGCTGATGCAGTCTGGACAAAGACTGGCTTTGGCACCCCGGTGGCCGCTCCGCTCGTGGACAACCCGCTTGGGTACGGGATGATGCAGTGGTTGCCTGAAACCGAGACGACTTCAGTGCACACGGTCTCTCAGACGTGGTCCGGCACTGCTCCGTCGGACAACTCGAATCTGGCTGTTTCGTACTACGCAAAGCCGGCTGATGGCCGCCGGTGGCTTCGTGTGGGAATCGTGAACAAGGCCGGCGAGACGATCCAGTTCTGGTACGACCTGGTGCTTCAAAAGGTGGGCAAGATCTCGACCAGCGGGACCACCACGATCACCGAAAAGGAAATCACGGTGCGTGCCTGTATCAACGGCATCTACCGCGTTGGCATGGGCGGCGTCAGTGCCGGCTCTGGTGGCACCGCGGTCAGTGGGTTCGCGGGACTGACCGATTCCGACGGCAACACAGCAGCTTACCTGGGAGTTGTAGGCAACGGCATTTGGCTCGGCGGGGCGCTGCTCGAGGCCGCCGACCATCCGACCTCGCTTCCAGGCATCTCCATTGCCTCAGTCATTCAGCGCAATGCGTTCTCGAATATCAACCCGCCGTGGCCGGCCGGGTTGGTCAACGACTTCACTGTCATCTACGACGCTACGCCGGCGTGGAATCGTGGGTCGCCACGGATGAAGGCTTTTTACTACCTGGGCTACTGGAGCTTCGATGGCTCCAACCGAGGTGGTTGCGAGATGCGGACAGGGGTGTTCGGAGCAAACACCGGCTTGGATCGGAATGCAGGGGCGTTCGCACAGGACTTCTACAACGAGTCCAGCATCATTTTCGGCGGCACGAACATTACCTTGGCCCCGCCGATGAAAGCATGGACGACGTTCAAGCAAGCATTCGGCATTTCAAGTGCGGCACAGCAGCCCAACTACGACGGCAGTTTCATGGCCGTCGATGGTGTACTGGCGTATCCGACTTCCTCTGCCACGCCAACTCTCGCCCCGATCGTGAATCCGCCCACCAGCATCCAGTTGGGCAAGGACGGCAACAATCAAGACCACGAATGCTGCTTCCGCGACCTGGTTTTCATCAATAGAGTTCTGACACCAACTGAGCTTGCGAAAGCCGGGTCATATGCGTAACCGGACCCCAATCCAAAAAGGACACCCATGAAACCCGATCCAAAGCCGTCGAAGAAGCCAGACCCGAAGAAGTCGCCTGTTGTCCCGAACAGTGGCGGCGGGCCGCGCCGCCCCGCGCCGCCGCGGTAGCTCGGCTCACCATGCGCGCGCTCTACAGAGTGCTGACTGCGCTGCGTCAGCTCTTTGCAATGTTGCGGGCCTACCGGCCGGCGCAGCCGCGCCTCGCGCTCGGGCTGCTGACCGGAGGCATGCTCGGCAATTACCTCTGGCAGTGGGTGCCGACGGACGCACAAGGGGATGTGGCCGCCGCATCTCAGGCGCTGCTGATCGTCGGCCTGCTGGCGCTGGTGGCGCTGGCGTGGCAGAGCTTCGAGGTCTTCGCAGCGGCCGGGCTGATTGCCGTCTATGAGCTTCAGGTCGCGGGCTGCTCGATCGCCTACCTTTTCCACCCGTGGCCGGTGCGCCCTGGCGACGAGCAATGCTCGGCCCTGCTCGGGCTGCCGCTGGGCCTGATCGGCGCGCTGATCGGCCTCTACTTGGCGGGGTATTTGTACCGCGCCATGACGGAGCCACCTCATGCCTGACACAACCGCCGTCGCTATCGCCGCATCCAGCGCCGCCGGTACCGTCACCATCACCGCACTCATGATCGGCGTCGATCCGCAGCCCCTGTTCTGGGCCGTCATCGGCGCCGCGATCGCCACCACCGCGCCGACGCTGCCCATCGGTCGGTACCGAGCGCTGCTGCGCTTTGTCTGCGCCGTGCCGGCCGGCGCGTTGCTGGGCCAGTGGTTCGCCGCCGAGACATGGCCCACCAGCCGGCTGGCCCCGCTCGGCGCCAGCTTCGTTTCCGCCGGCGCGCTGTACTTCGGGTTGCACATTCTTCTAAGCCAGATCGAACCCCTGACGCGAGGCTGGGCCGACAAACTTGGCGCGCGCCGCAACCCCGACCAGCCATGACAAACACCCTCGCCGTCCTCGGAACACTCGTCACGCTCGCCTACGTGTGCCGGCTCGCGCCCCTGAACTGGCGAGACCACCGCTGGCGGTACATCCTGCTGCACCTGGCGCTCATCGGCCTTGCTGCCGACGCGGCCCTCGCGTTCGGCGCGGGCCAACTTGACCCGCGCCGCCTTGTCACCTTGGCCGTCAGCACCTTATGGCTGTTGTTCACGTTCCGCGAGTGGCGGCACGGGCCGCCGGTGCGTGCACGAATCGGGACGCGGGCGTGACCGAGGCCTTGCCGCTTGACTCTCTCGCAGTTCTGCTCGCGCTGGCCTGCTTGATCGCCAGCGGATTCTGTGCCGTGCTGTGGTTGATCCGATGCCCGAGGGACGACGGCGAGCGCCCGGATCGCGACGGCCGGTGATGGGGAACTTATCGACCGCCTTGCCGCGTTTGAGGCGCCAAAAGCGGGGGTCGCGTTGAGTTGATCCCAGGGAAGAATCCGGGGAAGTATTCGGGGCCGCGAGGGGGTTGCGCGGGGTTCGTTCATAGGCGCCGGGGTCGTCAGGGGTTGACCGGGGCCCCTACGAGTAAAGTTCGAATCCTTTCACCCCGACCAAGGTTTTACCTATGACAAGCCAACCTGCCTCGGCGGCTTGGAGTAGTAACGGGGGAGTAACGAGGATTTTGCCGACAGGCCGCACAGCGGCTGGCGCCTCTCGACCGGGGTACGCGCTCCCAGGCTGGCCGACATCGTTGCTGCCGGTGCAGGCGTTGCGGTGGTCATTGGCCTTCGGGCAGCGCTTGTTGCCGCACGTCGAGCACAAGGTCATCCGGCAAACGTCCAACGGAAGCCCGCCGCCTCCCTTGAGGCTGAATTCCTTGATGCAGGCTCGGCACTCGCAGCGAGAGGCTGGCACATCGGCGGTGGCCGCGCTCACTTCGCGGCTCCGATGGCCGCAGCAGCGCGGACGATGGCTCGGCGGGTGGCGGCGCAGGGGTCGGTGCCGTACACCTGAATTTCCTCAATCCGCACGTCTTCGCTTTCGCCGCGCAGATACCGGGCGTGGTCGTACTGCTTGGCAATGACCGAGTGCTTCGGCTTTGCGTAGATTGGGTACGGGGTCACCGCCAAACCCAGCTTCACCGCCAGCCGCAGCGCATCACCGTCGTCGGTCAGGGGGTTCCATTTCGGCAGCGTATCGGAGCCTCGATCAAACAGCCCGAAGTTTCCGCCCGCATCGTTGAAGAACCATCCTCGTTTTTCGCGGGGCCAAAGCACTCCTTCGGCCAGCACCTCCATCCCCGCAGCCCTCGCCGCATCCTCCAGCAGTTGTCGGTCGCTCATGTCCCTGTCCTTTTCAAGGAGGTTTCAAGTCTTGCCACCCAGCCGGCGCTGTAGGCATCCGTGTAGGCATCGTCCGCAAGTGTGCGCGCAACCCGTTGATTTTGCTATGGGCGTGGAGTTCTCCCTTTCCGCCAGTTGTTGCGATGTCTCGCAGAGATTTGTTGAATAGATTGACTGAAAACGGGCCGCTGATGCGGCCTTTTTCATGCCCGCCTGCGACAGATCGCTCTCTGACGCGATCGGGTTGGGTGTAGGCGCAGTCCTACAAACAAGGCGCGCAG